TCCATAAATAGAGTATGAAGTTAAATGTAATGAAATTGTTCAGGGATTTGATGAAACTCGGTAAGGTTGAAACAGACAATGGAGTTCTTATCTATGAGGGTGATGTACTTACAGAGGGTACAGAGGTCTTCATTGAGGATGAAAATGGTAACATTGTTCCTGCACCGGATGGACAGTATGGTGATTACAAGGTAGTGGATGGTAAGATTGCCCCTGCAGAGGTAGTTAAACCGGAAGCAAAACCAGAGTCTGAGGAAGTAATGCAGGAAGAGGTGATTGTTGAGCCTGAACCAGAGGTTAAGGAATCTGATGATGACAAGTATGAGGAAAGAATTTCTGCACTTGAAAGTAAGATTGCAGAGTTGGAAGGTAAGGTTGCTGAACTTATTTCTGCAAAGGAAGAGTTGGAGTTCAGTCAGTTGAAACCTGCTGAAAAAGAAATCAAAGACATTGCCACCAAGGAATCAAAGGGAGCAATGAAGTACTTTGAAAAATAATATATAAACAAAATTTTTACAAAAATGATTAATGTATCTAGTTTAACACAGTATGTAGATGAGCAGAGGCTTCCTTTGATTAGAAAGGCTGTCCTTGCACCTAAATCAGCTGATTTGTTCAACCTTCAGACAGGTGTGAAGTCAAAGGCTGCATTGAACATTCTTACCACTAGTGTAGTATTCGGTGATGGAGCTGCTTGTGGTTGGAATCCTAATGGAACTAACACACTTTCCCAGAGGGAAATTGAGGTTGGTAAAGTAAAAGTGAATATGAATTTCTGTGACAGAACCCTCTTGGACTACTGGGCTGGTTATGAGGTAAAGGTTGCTGCCGGTAAGGAAGTTCTTCCTTTTGAGGAAGCATTTGTTGCAGACATTCTTGCACACGTTAATGAAGAGGTAGAAAAGGCAATCTGGCAGGGTGACAAGGAAGGTAGTGGAAACCTCACAATCTTTGATGGTCTTTTGAAGATCCTTAATGCAGAAGGTGATGTTATCAAGAAAGCAGCTGTACCTGGTAACAACATTGCACAGGAAGTATATGATGCATATGCAAGCATTCCTCTTGAAATCCTTCACACTGCTTCTGTAGTTTGTGGTGAGGACACATTCAGGGCTTACATTGGTGAGTTGAATTCTGCAAACCTTTATCACTATGATCCAAAGGTAGATGAGGGTATGTCTATTGTTATCCCTGGTACTTCAACCAGAATCTATGGTGTTCCTGGTTTGAATGGTACAAAGAAGATTGTTGCAGGTGACCTCAAGGGTAACTTCTTCTATGGAACTGACCTTGAAGGTGATCAGGAAGTATTTGACCTTTGGTATTCAAAGGACAATCAGGAGTTCAGACTTGCAATCAAGTTCAATGCCGGTGTACAGGTTGCATTCCCTGATCAGGTAGTTGTTAAGACTATTGCCTAAACAACAGATGTATGGCCTGGGGGTAGGATTGGCTTACCCCCTTTTATAAAGATAATAAACTAAAAAAGATATATGAGTTCTTGTGGTATAACATTAAAAGGTATAGATTTTTCTTGCAAGGATAATGTAGGTGGTATCAAGAATATCTGGTTGGCTGACTGGAATGCAGCTGCACCTTCTGTAAATCAGAAGAGGTTCACTGCAACAATCAGGACTGGTTCGGATCCTGATTATACATATGTATTCAAGTTGTACAGAATCAGGACTGGTAATGGTTCTATGACTTCAACTATGAATGCTGATGAAGCCAATGGTACTGTATTTGTCCAGACAGACCTTAATATGAAATTCACCAAGTTGACAGAGGATGGTAGGAATGAGGTTGCAGAAATCCTCAGGGGTAATGTGGCAGCAATTGTGGAAACCAATACTGGTGAGTACTATGGTCTTGGTGCCGAGCATCCTCTTACTTTCAGTGCAGGTACTGCTGACACTGGAGCAGCAATGGGTGACTTTGCAGGATATGATGTGACAGTACAGGATTACTGTTCTACACTTCCTTATTTGCTTGATGAAACACTTATTGAACAGCTTCCGAAGACAGTTGAGTAATAGGTGATGAAACAGATTATGACCCTGGTCTAAAAAGACCGGGGTTTTTTCATAAATACTAAAAATAGGATTAAATATGATTTATTTTGATAAGGAAACACTTCAATTTCCAAGGCATTCTGCTGAAAAATCAAGTGAACTGGTTCTAATCAATGAATTGACAGGTGAAAGAACTACTGTCAATTTTGAGGATATGTCTGATGACTCCAGGTTCTATATGATTGATGTATCGGAATTGACCTTGAGGGATGGTACATACAGGTATCAGATAGGTGATGAGGTAGGATTACTCCAGGTGGGTGATTATGTGAACACCACACCACAGTATAATGAAAAGAAACAAAATATTGTATATGAAAGATAAGTTAAGTTTTAGTGTCTTTGAACTTGAAAAGACGGAAATGCCTGATGGAAAGGAAACAGTGAGGTCAGGATATGATTATGTCAGTTGGGGAAAGGACAACAGATTTCCTAATGATTTATATGATATGTATCAGAACAGTGCCATACTGCAGTCTGTAATCAATGGTACAGCTGATTATGTGTTCGGTAGTGGAGTCATTTCTGCCTTTGATGTGGTGAATGACAAGTATGAAACACTGGAAGATGTAGTGAAGAGGTGTGTGTTCGACCTTCTTATTTTTGGTGGATTTGCAATTCAGTTGATGTACAAGGGTGGAAAGGTTGAAGCGATGTACTGGTTGGATTTTCAGAAATGTAGAAAATCAGAGGATGAAAAGAAGGTCTATTACAGTGATGACTGGGGTAAGTATGCAAAGAAGGCATTGGAATATAATGCCTGGACACCTGACACAGACAAGGGTACTTGTATATTCTATTACAAAGGACATAAGACAAGGGGTATTTATCCTGTTCCTATGTATATCGGTGCATTGAAGTCAGTGAAAATCAGTACTGAAATCAGTAACTTTCACCTCAACAACATTACCAAGGGATTTGCAAGTAATGCAGTCATTTCATTCAACAATGGTGAACCTGATGAGGACACCAAGGCAAGGATAGAAAAGGATGTGAAGGAAAAGTTCTGTGGAACAGACAATGCAGGATCCTTCCTTTTACTGTTCAATGACAGTAAGGACAATGCCTGTGAAATTGCAAAAATACAGGATGACAAATTCGACCTTAAATATGATGCACTTGCAAAATCAGTAAAGGAGGATATTTTCATTGCATTCAGGGCAACACCTACATTGTTCGGATTACCTAATGAAAACAATGGATTCAGTAAACAGGAATATCTTGAAAGTTTTGAACTATACAATAAGACAGTGGTTGTTCCACTTCAGAAGGATGTAGAAAGGGCATTCAAGTCTATTGGATTTGTCATTAAGTTCAAGACCTTCAAGTTGGATGATACAAGTAAAACAGAGGAATAATTATGATTTATTTAATAAGTGAAGAAATGTTGAAGTCAGAGGGATTAATCGATGACAACCTCTGGGGAGGGTATCTTAAACCTGCAATTCAGTTGGCCCAGGATAAGGGATTACAACCTTTGATTGGTGGTTTATTGTATGAAACAATCTGTAATATGGTGAGTGACAACAGTATCAAGGATGAGTCAAATGACAAATATAAGTTCCTCTTGGATGAGTATATCATTCCTTATCTGATGTTCCAGACACTTGCAGAGTGTGCAGTTCCAATCAGCTGGAAATTCAAGAATCAGGGATTGATTGAGGCCAACACAGACTGGACAGCAAGACCTTATATGAAGGATTTTCAGTATATAGTACAGAAGTATGAAAATGATGCAGTTTTCTATGGTAACAGACTGACTGATTATTTGAATGCAAACAGTAAATCTTATCCGGAATATAAAAAACACATTTCCGGTAAGATGAGTGCAAACAATAAACAGTACAAGACAGGATTATACCTTGGCTGGGGTGGATGTTCTTGTGGATTGAAGAATTAACAGCCTTCAAGATAAAAATAAAGAATAATATAATGATTTTATCAGAATTAAATAGGTTATTGGTTCAGGTTGCCAGGAGTAGTTATCTTGTCAATGATTCCTTTGTGGGTGATGTTTATACAATCAATGGAAAGGAAAACAGGTTTGCCTGTTTTGTGGCAACACCTATGAATGCTGTAAAGGAATCAGGTATCATAAGATATACTTATGTACTTTATTACATTGACAGGCTTACCAAGGATGAGGTAAACATTGATTATGTGCAGAGTGATGCAGTGAGTGTATTGAAGGGTATCATTGATTTCCTTGGTGAAAATGGTATAGAGGTCAATGATGGATATGAATTCACTTTGTTCAGACAGCAGTTCAGTGACTGGTGTGCAGGTGCATATGTATCTGTTGATTTGAGTACAGCAGACAATGACTGTTCAGATGGTGGATTCAATCTTTCAGGTAATGAGTTGATTCCTCTTATAGTTAATAAGAATGGTATCTATACACCTGGTCCTGGAACAGATGGATATAACAGGGTTACAATCAATGTCCCACAGGTTGGTGCAACAGAGGAATGGGTAGATGATGAAATAGACACCAAGTTGACAGGTTATGCAACACAGACCTGGGTTGATTCACAGGGATATATAAAGACACACCAGGACTTGAGTGATTATGCAACCAAGACATATGTTGATGGTAAACTGAATGAAATAAGGACTGAAATACCTGATTTGAGTGATTATGCCACAAAGAACTGGGTTGATTCACAGGGGTTCCTTAAGGAGTGTAACATTACAGATTATGCAACCAAGAACTGGGTTGAAAGTAAGGGTTATCTTACACAGAATAGTCTTGATGGTTATGCCACAGAGGATTATGTGACCAGACAGGGTTATTTGACACAGGATGACATTGATGGTCTTGCCAGTGAACAGTGGGTCAGGAATCAGCATTTCCTTACAGGCAGTGATTTGAATGGTTATGCAACTGAAAACTGGATTAGACTTCAGGGGTTCATTACAGACAGTTCATTGGATGGTTATGCAACAGAACAGTGGGTAAACCAGAAGGATTTCCTTACACAGGATGATTTGTGTGGTTATGCAACTGAAATCTGGGTGAAGAACTGGGTTACTGCACAGGAATATATAAGACAGTGTGACCTTGAACCATATGCAACCAAGAACTGGGTTGAAAGACAGGAGTATCTGTCTAAATCTGCATTGGATGAAGCACTTAAACCATATGCAACCAAGGAATGGACAGATGTAGAAATAGACACCAAGTTGACAGGTTATGCAACAGAGGAATGGGTATCAAACAACTTTATAGATAACACAGAAATACAGGATTATGCAACCAAGGTATGGGTATCTGAAAATTATGTGGATAACACAGAAATACAGGATTATGCAACCAAGACC